GCGGTGGTAACTGTGCCTGTAAGGCTGATCCCGTTGACTGTGCCTGTGCCGGACACGCTCGTCGCTGTGCCCGTGTTGGCGGTGTAGCCGCTTGGGTTTGCCGCTGGGTATGCACCAAGAGCAGTCAGAGCAGCAGCCGCCGTCACCGCGCCGGTGCCGCCGTTGGCGATGGGTAGTGTGCCTGTGACCTGCGTGGTGAGCGACACGCCAGACAGAGTGCCACCGAGGGTCAGACTGCCAGCGGTGGTAACTGTGCCTGTAAGGCTGATCCCGTTGACTGTGCCTGTGCCGGACACGCTCGTCGCTGTGCCCGTGTTGGCGGTGTAGCCGCTTGGGTTGGTGGCGTTGTAGGGCGTAAACCCAAGGGCCGTTGTGACGTTACCGCTGGTCAAAGCGAGCGTGCCGCCAAGGGTCAGACTGCCAGCGGTAGTGACGCTGCCTGTAAGGCTAAGGCCGCTGACTGTGCCTGTGCCCGTGACGTTTGTGACGGTGCCCGTGTTGGCGGTATAGCCGCTGGGGTTTGACGCTGGGTAAGCGCCAAGAGCAGTCAGAGCAGCAGCAGCGGTCACTGCGCCTGTGCCGCCGTTGGCGATAGGTAGCGTGCCAAAACCGTCTAGAACCGCCTTACCCGAAGGGTAAGTGACGAATATGTCTGAAGTGCCGCTAAGCGCTATCTTGGCATTCGCTGCGCTTGAAGACAGCACTGTATCTCGAGAAAACGTAGTGCCCGTTGCTGTATAGGTGCCGATACCTACTTCCCACGCGCTACCACTGGTTAAAGCGTAGTATGTGGTGTTGGCGTTACCGATAACAGCAAACGACTGAAAGCCGGAAGGAGCGGTACCACTAAGGGTAACTGTGCCCGTTCCGACTGTAGTAGTCGTATCTTTTACGCGGTCAGCAAGGATAAGCGGCATACCGATTCCCTACGATATACGGATAATAGCAGTGGCAGCAGTGGCGGCGGGGAAGATAACCGTAAAATCGCCATCCGTTGATGTTTTGTCCGAACCAAAGTCTAGCACGGCTACAGCAGGGTTAGTTAGCGTAGCGCCAGCGTTCGAAAGCGCCGAAGGCGTAGTATTATAGATAAGCGCGCCTCGTGCCGTAATCGTCGCGTTAGCAAACGTAAGGTCAGAGAAGTCCGTAAATCCTGTAGTTCCCGACGTCACAGCGCCGCCCAGCTTGGAGAGCGTACCCCCACCAGCGGTATAGCCTGCACCTACAACTTCGTTCGCCGTGACATACGCCGTGGTGTTCGCATCCAGCGATGCTGACGAGGTGTACAGCGCCAGCTTAAAAGTATCGCCGCTAGTGACACGAAAATCATGCACGGCCAGCATAAGCTCGGCCTTAAACGACGTGGTCATTGCTTGGGTAATTGCCATCTTGGCCTCCTTATGCGTCGAGGATCGGGATCAACTCTGGGTGCCCCGCCTGCTTGAACTTGTTTACCAGAGTCACGTTATGCGACCGCACGGCCTCGTGCATGTAGTGTACTAGCACCTCACGGATACTGTCCTTGAAGGCTTCAGCCTGATCGCGGATCGCTGGGTGTGCGTGGCTACCGACGTAGATGATCTTGTCGAGCGCGCGCTCAGCGACTTCCTCAGGCGTAGACCCACGCCCTTCAGTCACCATAACCATTACGTTACCGACGTCGCTGAGTCCGCTGAACATCACTTACCTCACTGGGTACCGTACTTGACGCGTCCGGTAGTTATCCTCACGGTTCTTACCTTCGCCAAGCTGCTTGAGCATCGCCATAGCCTCGTCGTACCGCTTTTGGTACTGGGCCATAACCTCCGGCTCCCCCTTCATAAAGGTGTACGCCTCGAGCAGTGCGCCATATAGCAGTGCGCTATCAAAGTTGTCCCCGAGCCACGACGTACCCGCAGTTACGATAGACGGTGGGTAGTAGAAGTAGTGCAGCTCAACGGTGTAGTTCTGATCCGGCGTCGGCCCGATAATGTAGGAGTCCGCATCGAAATAAGCATAGCAGTATGGCAGCCCCTGATCGCTAGGGTTGGGGTACGCCTGCCTGATGAAGTTTACATCTTTATTTAGGAGGAACTCATAGTTCCCGGCCCCATCGACCACAGCCAGCGAGAAGTTAGCGAGCCAGTCTGAGGGCACCGATAGGTACTTATTACCGCTCGTCACGTTACCTGTCACGTTCTTGCGCAGGTCCAGAAGCTGGACCATGTTAAAGATACGCTGCTCCGCCTCTTCGATGAAGATATCAACCTGCTCTTTGGCGGTAAGCGTAACCGTCCCCGTTCCGGCAGAGTCGGTCCACGAGGTGTTAGGGAAGTCGTTTTCGACGTACCCTTTTATGGTTTCGAAGAGCTGCGCGTAGTTCACGGGTTACCCCATCTTCTTACTATGCCCGGTACCCTTAGTCGCTGCACCAGTACCACGGGTCTTTTCCGTCTGGGTGTTCGCGATATTGTTAGGGTACCCGTTATTACCGAGGTTAATATCAGTGCTCCCGCTCATCGTATGTGGCGGAGCATATACTTCAGCGGGACCGACTTCCTTACCGCCCATCTTCATGGAGAACTTCGCCATATCACTTTACTCCGTCTGTACAGTCACGGTTCCCACCGCACCTTGCGCTTCTAGCACATTTACGAGTCCCGACAAACCCAGAGGATTATAGAGCCCGACAGGGTTCCAGCCCCACTGAATCACACGGCTGCCATCGGTAGGAGTACCGTTAACATTAAGCCCCGCTTGGAAGTACGTCGTATCCGGACGCGGGTTGCGCAGCGCCTGAGGATCATCGACTGGGTACATACCCAACTGGAGCTGAGGCTGGTCTGGCTCCCAGCATTCTGAACACACCATAATATTGACGTTCTTGGTCTTTATGACCAAGCTACGCAGCTGCTTGAGCTTAAAGCGGAAGCCGCAGCGGTCACACTGCGAGATTGCATACTTCCCAGAGGCGAACCTATTAGGCATCGAACCCCCTAATAGAACATCTGGCGCGGTGCGATGCGCAGTGAAGCCTTCTCACGGTCCTCATCAGAAGCCTGCTGCCACAGCTCCTCGTACTCCATCTTGAGCATCTGGGTGCGCTCGAGCGCGCCGGGGACCTTCTTTGACAGATGGTAGGCAAGCCCTGCAACCATGCACGGCAGGAAGCGGAACGGGATGTCCTGCGTATTAACCCCGTTACCTGCGTCTTGGATACGCCGTAGCCGCCAGTATACGAAGGTGTAGAAGTTGCTCTGCTCGGGTGCAGGCCACACGTTAATCTGAGGGTATGCTACGCCACTAGGCTCAGTTGCACCCGACTGGCGGTTGATCCACACCTGAATAGGGCGACCTTGTGCATTCTTGTTCGGGATCGTCGAATAGGTATCGAGGCTGATCCGCGTGATGTTGATATCGGTCTGCCCCTGCCCACTCTGAGTGCGGACCACGTGGTCGAGAAGATCAATCGTACCCGTTGGCAGGTCGTAGGCGATCTGCCCCTGCACCATGGGGATCGAGCCCTCCTCGATGGTCCAAAGGTTGATACCCCGGTTAGCCCACTCAATCGTCAGTAGGTTGAGGCTACGCCGCGCCGTGCGCAAATCGTAACCCGTGCGCAGCTCAACGCCGCAGCGCTCGAAGGCTTCCTCAACCAGCTCGTTCAGGTTGAGATTAAACCCGGTGTTGCCGCTAGTGGTCATTTCTTCTTCCTCCTAGCCGCTTCTACGCGCTTAGGCTTCCCAGCGGGCTGCCCGAGCTGCTTCTTCTGGGCGACACGCTTACGCTTTTCGGACGTAGTCATCTCCGACGACGTCTTGGGTGTCTTACCAGATACACGCTTAGTAGGTCTACAGTAAGGAGTACCGCGTTCTTCGCCTTCCTGACGCCCGCAGGCTTTGCCAGTGCGGACGTCCTTCCAGTCTTCTTTAAACCAACGCTTAAGAGCGGCACCTTTTTCTGTTTTACGAACCGCCACTCTTATTACCCCAGTTCTTAGCGCCGGTCTTACGGCACTTGGCTATAGCACCTGAGGCATAGGCGGAAGGGAAGACCTTGTAGCGTGCCTTAACCTTTGAGTAACACGCATCCTTAGTAGAGCCGCCTTTAGCTAGCCCCTTTCGGACCTTACCCATGCCCCGGCACTGCATCATACTACTTACCCTTCTTAAAACCCTTCAGTAGCTGAGCAAACCGTGCACGTTGCCCTAGTTTGCCGGGGGCCTTAGCGGCCTTGGCTAGCTTTCCTGCCGGGATTTTATCACCTTGCTTAGCGCCAAGCTGCGCACGGAGAGCGCCGGGCTTTTTGATCGCTTCGGAGATGTCGAGCTTCTTCGCCTTACCGCCCTTAGCGTACGTCGTGACGGCATTAGGGTTATCCTTCCGCTTAATGGTCTTTCTGCCCGGCATCTTCGACGCCCGCATGTCACCCATACCACGCGCGGGGCGCATTAGCAGGACTTTCCTCTAGCCTTACCACCCATGGCCATCTTCTTGGTCTTGGTCTTACCGCCCTTAGCCATCATAGGCATCTGGACGTGAGCAGGACCGCCCTGTAGCCCGCTACCGCCCGCCAAAGTTGGGCGGGCCATACCACCCATGGCCATCTTCTTGGTCTTAGTCTTACCGCCCTTAGCCATCATAGGCATCTGGACGTGAGCAGGACCGCCCCGCAACCCACTACCACCCGCCAAAGTTGGGCGGGCCATACCACCCATGGCCATCTTA